CAGCACAGGCAGTCATGGGCTCATCAGCTCTAGCTGCCCCTGTAGTTGCCTCAGCAGCAGGTACCACTGGACTAGCAGCAACCGCTGGTACAGCAGGTGGAGCCTTAGCAGGTATGGCACCTGCAGCTGCTGCACTGGGTCCATTTGGTATCCCAGTATTAATTGGTGCAGGGCTACTCGCAGCTAACTCAGGTAAATAAAGGAGACTACTATGTCTGAATTCTATAATGAGTTTGACCCTCAAGCGGGAACACCGCACCCCTTTCGTCAGCACTTACTTAATAATAAATCTAAGATTACTGTGGATGACGCACAAGCTCTACTACTGGCTGAACAGTCTAAGGGTTCAACCCTGACACCTGTTGAGGCAGAAGTCGTAAGGGAGGAAGGTTTCTCATCTGGTTGGTACCCAGACTCTACGGGTGTACCTACAACTGGTATAGGTCAGACTGGTAAGTGGGCTAATCTCCCATTCAGTGCAACTGTTACTGAACATGAGAATCGTGTTAAGCGTCTAGTTCCGGGTTATGAGTCCCTACCCGAGTACCTCAGAGCTGACCTAACAGACTCTGCATTCCGTGGTGGCATCACTGGAAGCCCCACTGCTGTCAAGCATATCAATGCAGGTGACTGGGATAAGGCAGCTGTTGAATTCATAGACCATGACAACTATAGAACATCTATGGCAGGTAATGGGGCTATAGCTGCTCGTATGGACAGGACAGCAGCATCAATGGTTAAGTATGGTAACTCACTTAAGCCAACTACGACAGACTACACAGTAAAGTCTGGTGACAACCTCACACAGATCGCTGCAGCTCATGGCCTGACAGTTGACCAATTAGTCAACATAAATTCAATACAAGACCGCAACCGTATTAAAGTTGGTCAAGTACTACAGACAACACAAACTGTACCACCACAACAGTCACAGGCTAAACCTACTGATACTTTCCTTGATGCTTTGTTTAGTAGCAACTCTAAGAAAGAAGTGGCAGAGCAGATACCTAAGACAGCTAAGTCCTTTTGGGCTACCCTATTCGGAGATTCATAAGATGACAATTAAGAAAGTTGAAGACTACTTTGCTGAAATAAGCAATGATACGAAGGTGCGCCCTGCGTCTTCTAAATATAAGAATGGTTTTAAGATTCCATTCGACTCTGGGTATCGTGTACCAAATCCAGTGTTTAACCTTGAACAACAAATGGCATTGATGGATGCAGACCGTAATGCTGCTGCATTAGATAAGACTCCAGATATGTACCAGCAAGCTGTTGCATTGGACAGACCTTCACCACCTGATATGTACCAGCAAGCTGTTGCATTGGATGGTAAGGAGCCTGCTGCAGTGCCATATACACCGCAGGAACTACCTAGTTGGACAATAGATAACCACCTTATGGAAGGTGACCCTAGGGGTACTTACGGATTTGATGATATAAGCTTAGAAGGTACGCAGGGAACTGCCATACCGCCATTCAACCCATCGTTCTTAAACATCACTGCACCTTCAGTGGACACTCGTGGTGAAAGGTTTGCACCAAATATCCTAAGGGATACTGCAGGAGCTTTAGTTACGACTGGTAATGGCAACCCAATAGGACTCCCCAATCAGAGCACAGGTAATGCTGCTACTGGTGGTAAGGGTGGAGCAGGAGGTAAGTAATGAGTTTATTAGAAGAATGGTTGAACACCTTCGGTGGGAATGATGATTTAAAACCTAAGACACCCCAACAAACTAAAGCTGGTACTTGGCGTGAGAACGCGAGAGGCCCATCTAATAAGCCTAAAGTACCTGACAGCACTAAACCCCCAGAAACTAAACAAACACGTATATCAGCTAGGACTGTACCACCTAACGCTGGTAGTGGTCCTAAGTATAATACAACACCACAGAACGTAGGTTCAGGTGCCAGAGTGAACACACCTAATGTACCTGAGACTACTGGTAAGCGTGTCACTGTACCGGGCGGTAAGAAACCACCTGTATCCTTGAGACCTATATTCAACACACCTAACCTTAAACCAGTACTTGGTGGGGCTGGACTTGCCGCTGAAGCAATATTCCACAGCGAGTCACTTAACGTTGATGAGTTTGGTGGTGAAGCTGGTAAGAAGTGGTTGTCTGAGAATAAGCCAGAAGGTTGGACTAATAACACCATGACTGTTGAAGCTGAGATAACCTCCAAGGAATCAATAGAATCCCAAGGTAACCGAGAAGCTGTAGCACTTGCTGAAGAGAAGCTTAAGCTGTTAACTGAGTCAGGTGCAAGTCAATCCCTTATTGATGAAGCTACTGCTAGTCTCAATACAGCTAAGAGTGCTGGGTCTGTTGATCAGATTAAGGCTTTTGAAGATAACACTAAAGAGGAGTTGGCTTCTGTACAAGCACGGATTGATGCGGTACTTCAGGAGACAAGTTCAAACCCTGAGCTGGCTAAGTTAAGACTTGCCAATGAAGGTTTATTGGAACGTAAGGCTGAGCTCACTGCTGACCTTGAGGATTCCGGTAGGATTCGTGATCAACGTACTGCGGATGCTATTAAAGATAAAGCCCAAGGTGACCCAGAAGCTGATGCAGTTATTAATGCTGCAGGTAAGGTTGACATTGGTGACCTCACCAGACAGCTAATGCTGAAAGGTATGGGGGAGAAAGACTTTAAGGATTTAACCGACAATACTTTAAAAGGGTGGTTAGATGGTATACCGTTGAAGGAGATGATGAGCGGTGCTGCTGACTTCCTTGGGGAACTGTGGGATGACAAGGCTATTCAGAATGCACTTGTGTACTACATGGGTGCCAGACTTATGGGATACTCAGGTAGTGGCTCAGGTATGGCGGCTGGTCAAGTCTTGATTAAAGGCTGGGATAACAAGGCTAAGTCTGACTTAGTCACTGGTACTGCTAAAGCTAAGGCTGATGCTAAGAAATTAGATGATGCCACTGTCGATGAAACTAAGACTGTTCGTATGTGGGATAAGACTTCTAAGTCAGTGATAGAAGGGTATGCCTCCAAAGATGGTAAAGCATTCCATCAAGTTACAGCAGATGGCACACGGGTTAAACCTGTCAACCCAGCTGCAGCAGGACTGGTAACATACTCAAGTGGAATCCATAAGACTTGGGACGAGATTGATAAGGGCCTCTTAGAGTTAACTAACAAGACTCAGAGTAGCTTCCTCACCACACTCAATTCCAATGATGGATATGATAAAGAGGATCTCTATGCTTTGAACCAGAACTTTGCTGACGGTAGGGCATCACGGGAGCTACTCCAAGTGATGACTAGGGAGATGAAGGAAGCAGGTGTTGACTATGATAACATGGCATTCACTACTGCATTCCAGAATCTACTACTAGGATCTATGGAGAAGCAAGCTAAGGGTTTACGTAAAGGTACTCATGGTGAAGAGATGGCTAGTATGATCGGTGAGTGGAGAGAGTCTCAGCTTAAGAACGATCTTACAGGTGAAGGTTCTATACCTAAATTCATTTATGGTAAAGCATTGGATAGCCAGTGGGATAAGGATGGTGTTGTCAAGTATGAGAAGGGATTCGATGCCAGTGGTCATGCTAAGGGTGTTCTTGAGAATAAGATAGGTTCAGTTAAGAACTACTGGATCCAGACTGCTATCGAGAATGGTACTAGTAAGCAACGAGCAAACGAATTCATAACAAACACTAGGGTCGTACAAGAGCTTGGTCGTCTGTTTCAAGACACTGTTATGCAAAGCCCTAATGCCCGTAGGTATTGGACAGATCAGGCTGGTGATGACAGCAACGCTTTCATGGCTTGGATGCAGAGCAATGACATATCTACAATAAACACAGAGCATCAATACTTAGGCCTTAACTCACCTGAAGTAAGGAAGCTTGGAACTAACATTGAGTTCCATAAACCATTCATTAAGACGAAGAAGAAGTCATAGGAGAATAATATGGGAGAGGGTCTTGTTTTAGATCTAGGTGATTTACTCACACAAGAAGAAGAGGCTACACAAGGCCCCCAAGAAAGCTCATTAGCTATCAACGGGTCCGATTGGGCCTTTATTGACGGTGATACTTTATTCAATTCAAAGACAGGGAAGTCTATAAGATTAGATGGAATAGATACAAGAGAGACTGCTAAGTTTATTAAAGAGAAGCCATACTCAGAATCTGAAGTTGGTGCTGACTCTGCGACATCTTACATACACAGTCTTGCAAACGAGTATGGGTTCACTAAGGAAGTCTACACAGGTGAACAAGGTTACTATGGACGTGACCTTGGAGACCTGCATAACGCTGATGGTGAGTCCTTTATACAGACCTTGATACGTAGTGGGGTTGTATCACCCTCAAGGTTCTCCGGTGAGGAGGACTTTGGTAATGCATTGTGGGGTACTGCTTCTGAAAGAAGTCGTAACTCTGACAAGGTACTGGGGGCTAAGAGTAACTTAACAGCCTTTGAACAAGCAAGACAAGCTATCTATGAAGTTGAGACAGACAGGTACGGTGGACTACCAGTGCAGAAGCTTATGGCTTTTGATGCTGCTGAGTTTGCACGTAACCCTAACTTCTACATGGGCATCAAGACAGCTAATGCTGGTGCAGACTATGAGGGTAAGTCACGGACTCCCTTTGGCACTGGCTATGACATTGGCTTTGCTAACCTATACAAGGGTCTTAACACCTTTGGTCAAGCATTAAGTGATCGTATTGGTGCTGATGAGATGGCAGCTTCGTTTGCTGCTGATGCAGCTAATAATCAAAAGTATATCAATGCTCAGCCATTACTCAATATGGACTTAACTGCCGTTGATTGGACATCCTTTGATGAAATCACTGATAGCCTGAGGGGCATGCTAGGTTCATCTATTCCATTCATGGGTGCAACTATCGTTGGTATGGCAGCTGCTCCTGTAACTTATGGAACATCACTATCACTACCTATATCTGTATACACAGGTATGGTCTTGGATACTATGGAAGGTGACATCGCTGATAAGAACATCGGTGTAGCTATGGTAGCTGGTACTGCTATGACATTCTTAGATAGATTAGGCCTTAAGGGGCTTGTAAGTCCGGGCATGATGCTTACTAATGAAGGTCGTACCACAGCTATAGCAGCTATTGCTAAGGCTAAGGGTATCTCCAACGCTGCAGCATCACAAGAACTACTTAAGATGAGTAAGGCTCAACTACTTAGTGAGATTGATAATGCTAAGGAGTTTGCAGCTAACCAACTACAGAAGGGTAACCTATTCCGTGAGAGTGTTAAGCGATTAGCAAGTGGAGCTGTGCATGAAGGATCAACAGAAGCAATGCAGGAACTCACTGAGTATACTGCTGCTGTAATAGGCTCCGAGAAAGAGTGGAACTATGACGAGATAGAGAACCGAATGATCAATGCTGTAGTGGCAGGTGGTCTTATGGGTACTGGTTTCACTGCTCCCGGAACTGCTTTCCAAGTAGCTGATTGGCATGCTGCTGCTGACTTTGATTCTGATGTTGATAATAGATTTGACAACAGTGTTCATAGTAATGTAGTGAAGCAACAGGAAGACTCAAGGGGTTACATAAAGACAGTTGGTTCAATCACAGTTGATAATGCTCGTGATGAACAGGCACATCAGGAAAGGATGGCTGCAGAGAAGGAACAGATAGAGTTGTCTAATGAGATGGATGAAGATGGTAGGCCAATGGCCCAGTCTATCTATGAACCACTCAAGGACCCTGAGACTATCGATTCATGGGCCGATAAACATGATAACCCTAAGTCTACAGTTGAGTTTGTTAAGGCTTTCATAGCTAACCCTAAGGTAGTATTACGTGGTTCTATGGATAACGCTATACAGAAACTTAAGGGTGTGTCTACTACTGCTATCAAGATGGTTGATATGATTGGTTCTTACAGGAACCGAGTGTTCCCCGGACGGAACATGGTAGTGACTCAACAGCTACGTGTTGCTGAGTACGATGGTATGACATCCCCCCAAGAAACCATTGAGGCTGAGTTCAAGACCCCACGGGGCTTAAGCTCTGCAGGTAGATCTGACTTTGTAAGTAACCTTATGTACCGGTACAACGAGGAACTACTTAAACCTGCAAGGGAATCTGGTAAACCTGTTGACTGGAGTAAGGCTTCTGATGATCTTGTATCTAACAAAGCAGCCATACTTAAGTTTGACAGGGAACTACGTGGTCTGTCTAACTCAATCCTTAATGATAACAATGATGCAATCTATGAGAGCAACACAGTTAATAATGTTCAGGAGCCAACTGAGTTCCTTGAGGACTGGGCTTATAGGCACAAGGGTTTAAAGACAGAGTTCATAGCTAACCATAAGGTTGAGTTTGTGAATACACTTATGTCTTCATACTCCATGGAATACAATGCTGCACTTGAGTTAGCTGATGCTATTATCAATAATGAAACAGTGAATACACTTGGTGATGCATTTGATGTAACCAAGCATGGGCTTAACCCTGCGTATCAGAAGCAACGTAATATGAATATCTCAGATAGACCTGAGTTTGCTAAGTTCTTAGAACAGAATATGTTTAAGAACATGGGTGATGCCTCAAGGTCTGCTGCAAGATTCCAAGCACATCGTCAGTTCATCGGTAAGGATTCAGTATACATTAACCGTATGCTGTCTGATGTACATGCTGAAGTTCAAAGTGCTTGGGGTACAGAAGCAGCTGATAAACATACTGCAGAACTTGCATACGATATTAGAAACATACTCAATGCTGAGTCAGGTAACTATAAGCGTATAGAGAACCAAACCCTTAAGCAAGCCCAGAAGTACCTAACACTAGTCACAATGCTACAAGCTTTGGCTAATGCTGCTTGGTCTTCTATGCCAGAGCTTGGTATGGTTTTCCATGGTGTCCCTCGGGAGGTTATGGTTAAACATTCAGCTACCCACGGGTATCTCTTTGGCAGTGCTGTTGGATCTTGGATGCGTAACTTAGCTGTTGTGGCTAGGGTTGCAAAGCCACGTGAAGATCTTATGTCTTTCGTTGACAAGAAGTTAGCGGAGTATAGGTCTAAGGGTGACACAGACCCACGTTTCATGTACTACAAAGATATGAAAGAGATGTTACGTAGTACAGGCTTTATGTCTCAGGAGACTGGAGCAGCTACAACCACAGGTGTTCAGGAAACTAACGAGTTGACTAAGGGAATGGCAGATGCATTCTTCAAAGCTAACTTCTTACATGACCAACAAGACATGCATCGTATGATGCGACTGTCACTGTTCAATGACTTCCTTATCGGTAAGATAGATCTCATTGATAGACACCAAGGTAAGACCGACACTGTTGGTGTTGCTGAAGCTAAGAAGATGTTGAGGGATCTTGGTATACCACTGAGTACCCTACAGCCACTATCACATAAGATGAAACGTGGTGAAGCATTGACTGCAGCTGAGATGCAAACGTATAAGGATGTATTCTTAAACGGAGCTACTAACTTTGTTAACCAAGCCATACCTATGCCTAACGCATTGAACAGGCCACTAATATACAGTGACCCACACCTTGCAATGTTGACACAGTTTAATGGTTTCACATCTGTATTCCAAGCTAACCAGATACCTACTATGTGGGATCAAGTTAAGCGTGGTGGTCCAAGTTCTAAAGGTATGACCTATGGGACCTTTGCATCTGCCAGCACTATGCTTGCACTTGCATTTGTATCACAAGGTATCAAGGATGAACTTAAGTATGGTGAGTCTTCACCTTACCTAACCGATGCACAGAAGATACAACGAGCTATATACTCATCAGGTTTATTGGGAACTATGGAACGTGTAATCGGCAGTGACTTCCTATTCCCACTGTACCCTGAGAGTTCCTATGGAGCTGCAGAGTATGTCTGGGATCATGTTTCAGGTGAAGCTCCTGCAGCAGGTACAATAGAACGTACGTACGGTATGATTGAAGGTGCTATATCTTCTGACGATGAACAGTTCATGAGAAACTTATACGGAAGTATACCTTTCTTTGCCCCCTACAAGAACAGAATGATAAATTGGGATACTGATCGATGAATAAATTACAAGCAGTACTAGGAGGGCTAACCAATGTCTAAGTATAATGCAGGAAGAACACAACGCCTTGAAGCGTCTAGGGCTATGGATACTAATGGTGTTCGTGATGCTATCTCAGAGGAAGTTACTCTGCTTGGCTCGGATCCAGAGAGTATCTTTGGTGGTCAGGATAAGGTATACACTAACGAAAGCTTACCCACTGCACCTGTTGGTGTCAATGATGGTGTCCAAACTATGCTACCTCTCAACAGCCCAGATCAGGTAGTTGAGTTGGAGGCACAACAACGAGCAATGGCTGCGTCTGCATCTATACAGCAACTAGCTGACACTGAGGTTCTGTCTAATTGGGGTCCAAGTAACATAGCTGGTATTGTGGGTGAGGCTAACAAGCCTCGCTTTGTACAGGCAATTATGAACTTGAAGAAGACTGATTCAGTTAAGATCCCATTGGACGATAAGAGGTCTACAGTTGCTGCTCAGATGCTTAACTATGTACCACCTAATGTTAAGTTAGCAGAAGATCCTGATATACCCAAGGTCCCTATGGTTGATGCTAACAGGACTAGGAAGCTAACCCCAGCTAACCTGTTCTCCCATCTTAAAATGATCAGGAGAACTGCTGAGGATGATGTTCGTATGTTTGAGATAGAGCCTGATGCTCAGATACTAGGCTTGGTTGTGATGGAAGATGCTCACATGAGGAACTTGCAAGATAAAGCAATTATCCCTCAGGAAATGATTGACAACTTCACTGAAGATGAGATATCTGAAATGACTGGTATGTCTGGCACAGACTTAGACTCTGGGATAACCTTGGGTAAACTTGGACGTGACTACCATAAGCAACTGATGATGATGCAACAGGTAGCAGCTGAGGGTAAAGATATCATCCCTGATGCACACCTTGACCCTAAGAACCAACTAACCAAAGAAGCTTACGAGCAGCTTGGTATGTGGCTTAAGCAGTCTTATAACTTAGCTAATCCAGAGAACACTAAACTAATGGATGTTGGCACCAAGGGTTATGCTAAGTATGATTACATCCTGACTAACACAGGTGTACTGGCACTGGAGAATGCCAGACAGGGTGCTATAGAACCTGATGTCAGGGTCAGGACTCAGGTTATTGACAAGCCTAAGTCAGATCCTTATGGACAAGAGAGTAAAGGGAATACTGGCAGACACTACATAGATCCTGCAGATAAGAAACGTAAGCTACAGCCTGAGATTGAAGCTATGTCTAATGTCTCTGCAGTTAAGCATATGGTTGCACCTAACCGTATGAAGCCTAGTCTTATTATATTCATAAAGGCAATAGCTAATGCATCTGCAGTAAAGGTCGAAGGTGGCCATATGGAACCCAGACAGAACATCGATGGTTCAGTTGAAGAAGTTCATATTAAAGGTAGGTTAGTTGTGCAAGGTGTTGAGGGTAACTCAATGGGTATTGGTCAGAAGATGACTGATAAGATCAACAACACATCTGATAACTTAATGCTTAAAGCTCAAGCTATTACTCTTGAGATGGAAGCCAGTGGTCGTCCAGACCCCGATAAGAAGAGACTTGTTCAGGTTCTTGAGGACTTCGCAAAGACTGCTGTCACCACCCAGTGGCGTCAACAACGGTTCAGTAACGAAGCTACTAAGGCTTTGGCTATGGTTCAAGATGTAGCTGAGGTATACGGGCAGCCTATTGGATTCCCAACATACTTACAGTCAGGTTCATCTCGTATAAGCTATGCTACTCAGGTTATGAACGTACAGAATAACAAGTTTGCCAGACAGCTTTATGGCAGTGGTATTAAGTACCAGATTAAACCGGGTGTTAACTCTTACAAAGAGCAGGCTCTGCTGGTTACTTGGGGTGCACACTTCTTTGCCGAAGGTAACCTTGTACCAGAGCAGTTGATCACTAATATGCGTGATCGTATCACATCTAAAGATTCTAAGCTTATGGCTATTGCCTCAGTTGGCAGGAAGCTTAAGGGTGCTCTTGATGGTTACAATTTAGAAGCACCAATAGCTGCTATACTTAAGATGGATATGAAGGACAGGCAGGTCACCGGTGTCAGTGATGTTATTAACTCATTAGATGTTGACTTAAATGTAGATCCTGATGTTAAGAGATTCATGGACGAAGTCAGTAATCACCCCAATGAGTACGTTAATTTAATTGAGGAAGCTATAGAACTTGCTGCTTACATGGATGCAGTTGAGAATGATGGTACATTCACATCACAAATGAGACCTATCGAAGTTGATGGTATCATGAACGGTATAGCCAGTATGTCTGCACAGTTAGGTATACTAGATGTTATGTACCGAGTAGGTGTTCTGCGTGAGGAACCAACAAGAGTTCTTGCAGAGTACGAAGGTCTTGAAGGTAAGCTACGTGACCTCATGTCTGATAACATGAAGCGTACAGTTCAAGAGCTATCGACTCACCCCTCACTCCGTAAGGAGTTTGGTATTGATGAAAGTGATGTCACTGAGATAGATGAACTATTGGACTTAGCTATCATGAATGCAGATGAGTTCTTGAAGCCACCTATTATGACCTTTGCTTATGGACAAGCTATAGCAAGTATGCTTGGTGGTGTTCTGAATGCTATCAGTACAAGTGAATCACTTAGATTAAGAGCTGAGAACAGTTCCTTTGGAACCCTTGGTACAGCTAAGTTACTACACGCTATCCTTGCAAAAGGTATTGAAGATACTTTGTCACCTAAGATACTACAGTTCGCTGAAGCTCTTAAGGATATGACTCAGGTTGGTATGTTGTCTAACGAACCTATCAGGTTCCAGAAAGCTACTGGCACATGGACTTCAATTAACTCTAATACTATGGTACCTAATGGCACTCGACTGACCTCCACTATACATACGGAGTACTCAGACCCAGAGCTTGCAGGTAGACAGTTCGGTGATGCTAAGAAGTCTAACCCATCTACATTGATAGGTGAGAAAGGTAAGCCTGTATCTAAGGCTATCAGCACTGAGATACCAATGACAGAAGGTGCATTAACTGCACTTGGTCTGACAGCACAAGGTGGTAGTAAGACTAGGCAGGGTATCCTTGCGCAGTCTATTATAAGTAATGATGGATCTGTTGTGTCTAACATGTTATCTGGTAAGGACTACCAATGGTTGAAGAATGAATCAGGTACTCAGGTACCTTATGTATCAGTTATCTACGATGCATTCGTAGGTGACTTAGGTTCCTTTATGCCATTGTTACAATTATCTAACAGGATGTGGGTTAAAGTTAACATTAAGTATGACCTTATCAAATCACTTTCTGAAGGTGCACGAGATGCACATGCAAGAGGTAAGGCTCGTCTTAAAGCTGCCGCCAGTAGTTCCCCTGACTCCTTTATGAAGGACAAGGAACATGCACAGCACTTGGTTAATACTGCAGCATTGATAGCTGCACAGCCTCGTAATCCACCGGTACCTTCATCTGTACATAGGATGAATGCTGTACTTAAGGATCTTAACATCCGCTTTGAGAATAGAAGTCAGAATCAATCATTGACTTCAACTGATATGAGAAACCTTACTGACAGAAGTCATATGATTACTAACAGTCAAGCCTTAGAACTCTTCACACTATTAACCCCACGAGTTATGAGAACCCTTGCTAAGATGAATAAGATTGCTTCTGATGCTGCTGTGGACAGAGCTGAACTACTTAAGGTTATAGGACCTAACCCAGTGAACCAGTTCGCAGTTGATGGACTCAAGTCATTTAACTTCTACTAATAACAATAGATAATAAAAAAGAAAGCCCCCAAGGAATCCAATTAAGGATCCCAAGGGGGCGTTACCCTCAGGTATACATTACGTATACTTGGGGGTTATTTTATTGTTGTGCATTCTTCACTGTCAATCGACCAGACTCTAATTGACTAGTTGCGTATGACTTTGCTTCTTCATCTGATAAACCCTCAGACAATGCGCCTGAGTAGTTATCACTCCATACTTTACTAAGGATTGCTTCATTGATCTCGGGTGTGTACGCCAGTGCAGGGTCAAGATTAAACATCTCAACGTACTCCATGTCGTCAATACCCGGAACTATGTTGTAAGACTTCTTATCATTACTCATCTTTTACAAATACTCCGTCTACCATACGACCTGTGCGTACAGCTATCTTATTATATGCTTCGTCCATACACTCTGTTAGTGACAGACCCCATAGGTTCGCCTGAACTGTCAAGGTGACTAGCACATCACCAAGTTCATCACGTACCTTATCAATGTCCTTAGAGTACACTGCTTCGATGAACTCCACAGACTCCTCTTCAAACTTACCTAGTTGTTTCAACTTACGTTCCCTCAGGTCATGGCCACCAACGAGATCCCCGAGGATCCCTTTGATGTGAGCCCAGTCAATTACTTTCTCTTCAAGTTCTTCAAATATGTTATACATCTTCTGAACCCTCGTCATCATAGATAGCTGTCTCTGCAATAGACAGAAAGACAAAGTTAGAAGATGCCTGTAAGCACCCCAGCATTGCCACGTTGGTCATCTCACCATTATACTTGGCTATCAGTTCATTCAAGTCTTGCAGCATGTTGTTCTCTGCCACGTACTTGTCTGGGAATTGTGTTACGTTATTCATATTCATTTCCTTAACAAAAGAAGTAATCAGACGACAGGATCTCAGATATATCTAAGGTTCCCAGCTCTGGTTGTTTAAGTGTATAACCCTCTCGGGTCTCTAGTAACATGTTCTCTATGACTGTGAAGAAGTTCTCACTGTTGTAGATCATAGCGAACTGCCACTTGGTGTGGTCTATTAGTTTATTCACATCACATGCATGAGTCGAGAATGAATCATGTATAGCCCCAAAGTCTCCGTTAAAGCTCTGGATAACCTTGGCCATGTGAGCCGCATCCATTGAGTGAACGAAGTTAGGTGAACATCCGGAGGCAAAGGATCTCCTGCATGGTATCAAGTCACCATTAGGTGTGATGTACGGTACCTTAATGCTGTGACCTATCTGACCCAGACCACGTATGGTACTCCTGACAGTGATGTTCTTCTGACGCCACACCTCATACAACACTGGGAATCCCGAGGGAGTTGTCCATTGTGTACATGTCTCACCTGATGATAAGATATGATCAGTCATCTTCTGAATAAACTTCATTGTCTTTAAGGGACCTACGCAGGTGTCATTGATTGCCAGTATCAGTTGCTTTGACAGAGGGGTACAGTCATCTTCTGTGATATTGTACTTCGTGTCATAACCTTCTACCTTACAGTCATAGTACATATTAGCTGCAATCTTCTTCTGACCTGCTGAGTATGCCCTTGTCATAGATCCACGCTTTGCTATACCTTTACGGATAGCTTTCATTGGGATGTTACGTTCATTAAACCAGTCAGGCATCCTGTCTGTAAGACGCTTGGCAACTTGGACATAGAAGTCCTTCTGTATCTCACTAGGTACAAGAGACACCAGTTCACCAGCCTGTTTGTCTTTGGATATAGCTGCCAGATGTTGCCATCCATTGTTACTTCCATCAACAGGTATAGGCAATCGACTCATATGCACAGTACGATTAGCCCTAGCTTCGTTATACCCACTGACATCCAAGCAACATGCAAGGAAACTAACGGGCTTTTCTGCCTCTGTTCTGAAGCTCTGTCCATCCGCTAATTGGTTTATCCAGTCTAGATTGTTTAGGGTCCACAGTTCTCTGTCCTTTAAGGTCATCTTGTCCACGGATATGGTAGATAGCCCTTCG